CATGTACATAACTTTAGCATTAGCTGAATCTATATGCTTAAGATTTAAAGATGTATTAGAATTTCATCCAACAAAAGAAGCATTTATAGGTGCGCTTGGTAGATTTTCAGTAGGTTCTTTAGAAGAAATGAACAATTTACATTTACATGATTTTGGTATATTTTTAGAATTAATGCCTGATGAAGAAGAAAAATCTTTATTAGAAGCTAACATACAGGCTGCATTATCAAGAGATAGTATTAATTTAGAAGATGCTATTGATATACGTGAAATAAAAAATCTTAAACTTGCTAATCAAGTACTTAAGATAAGACGCATAAAGAAACAGCAAATAGATCAACAAATGGCTCAAGCGGCTAGTGTTGCTCAAGCTGAAGCTCAAGGTGCTGCACAGATACAAATAGAAGAGGCAAAAGCACAAGCAGAACAAGTTAAAACAGAATCTAAAATTCAATATAGACAAGCTGATATTGAGTTTGAAATTAAAAAACTAGAAGTAGAAGCTCAAACAAAAAGAGAGCTAATGCAGTTTGAATATGATTTAAATGTTAAATTAAAAGCATTAGAATTAGAAGCTCAAAAAGAATTAGTTGAAAAACAAAATGAAACAGCTGTTGAAGTTGCTAATTTAAAAACATCAGCTAAAAGTTTATCTGGTCCACCACAAACTGGTAAACCAGCCAAATCATTTGAGTCAAAAGGTAATGACGTACTAGGTGGTATTGACTTATCAAGATTTGAACCTAAGTAAAAATTAAATTATTTTATTATATATTATTATGGAAGAAAAAGAAAAAGTACAAGTTAAGGTTGTTGCAGACGATAGTCCAGCACCTACAAAACAAGAACAAGAAGCTGCTGTATTAGATCAAGCAGTAGAAACTGGGGAAGTTGCATCTGAATACGGCTTACAAGACGATGGCGTTTATAAAGTCAATTTAGATAAACCTCCTGTACAAAAAGAAGAAAAAGATGCCATACCAAGGGAAACAACTGATAGCCTGCAAGATACAGGAGAAAAAGGACCTGAAAGCGGGAAGACGCCCAAAGTGGCATTGCGGGAACAGTCCGGTGAGGAAAATAAAACCCTTGAAACCAAGGAACAAGTATTAAAAGAAAACGATTCACCTTTAGAATTAATTAAGGAAGATGAAGAAGTTGTTGTTAAAGAAGAAGAGCCTTCTATAACAAAAGAACAAAAAGAAGAAGTTAAGGAAGCTGAAAAACAAATGCTTCCTGAAAACGTAGAAAAGCTAGTTACATTTATGGAAGAGACTGGTGGTTCTTTAGAAGATTATGTTAATCTAAATAGAGACATTAGTAAATACGATAATGTAACGCTTATGCGTGAATATTATAAAAACACAAAACCTCATTTAAACCAAGATGATGTTGAGTTTTTACTCAATAAAAATTTTAGTTATGATGAAGAGGCGGATGATCCGTCAGAAGTTAAAGCTAAACAATTAGCTTTTAAAGAAGAGTTATTTAATGCTCAAAACCACTTTACTACAAGTAAGGAAAAATACTATGCTGATCTTAAGTTAAGAAAGCAAAATGAAGTTGCTCCTGAATATAAAGAGGCTTATGATTATTATAATAACCACAAGCAATTACAAGAAGAAAGTGAAAAACTACAAAAGGATTTTTTAAGTAAAACAGATAAAGTTTTTTCAGACGATTTCAAAGGTTTTGATTTTAGCGTTGGAAAAAATAAATATCGTTTTAAAGTAGATAATCCATTAAAGACTAAAGAATTTCAGTCAGATATAAAGAATTTTGCTAATACCTTTATAGGTAAAGATGGTACTGTTGCAGACGCAAGAGGTTACCATAAAGCATTATTTGCAGGAGCAAATGCAGATAAAATAGCTAATCATTTTTACGAGCAAGGCCGTGCCGATGCTATAAAAGATCAAGCTAGAGATGCAAAAAATATAGATATGTCTCCGCGATCTGATAACAGTAATGTTATGAGTTCAAGCGGTCAAAAAATTAGAGTAGTTTCTGGCGATGATTCATCAAAATTGCGCATTAAATGGAAATAAATAATTTTTAAAATCAAAACAAATGGCATTTACAGTAGGCATACCAGCCGCTTTACAACCAACCCAGAGCAAAACAATGTATCCTGGGAATTATATCGATTTTACTGATGCAAATTTTGCTCAGTGGGGTCAACAATTTTTACCTGATGTATACGAAAAAGAAGTAGAAAGATATGGAAACAGATCTATAGGTTCTTTCTTACGTATGGTATCAGCGGAGATGCCTTCCACTTCAGATCAAATAATCTGGACTGAGCAAGGGAGATTACACACACGTTACGCTAATGTTATTCCTTTAGGAAATCAAGGCGCATTACCAGGTGGAGCTGTTCCAGGAGCAATTGTAGCAGGAGCATCAGGTACAGCACTTAACTTTAGTGTACCAACTGCACAACCAAGAAGTACAGGAATTACTACAGATAAAACTGAGCCTGTAAACTTTAGAGTAGGAGAAACAGTAATGGTACAGACTCAAACTTCAGCTACTTCAGCTGTTGGTGGAACTGGCGAAGTAATCAAAGGAGTTGTTACTGCAGTAGCAGGACAAAACTTCCAGATTAAATGTTATGTTGCTCATGGTGGTATTTTAATAGCAAGCAGAGTAACAGCTATATCTTATGGATCAGAATTTGCTAAAGGTACAGGTACTTTTACAGAGTCTTTAAATCCTAGCTATGCTACATTTACAAACTCACCTATCATCTTAAAAGAAAACTATGCAATCAATGGTTCTGACACAGCTCAGATCGGTTGGATTGAAGTTACTTCTGAGAATGGTGCTAGTGGATATTTATGGTATATGAAGTCTGAACACGAAAACAGATTACGTTGGGAAGATTACATTGAAATGTCTATGGTTGAAGGTGTTCTTAAAACAGGTGGACAAGGTGGTGCTAACGGAATAGCTTTAGGCTATACTGCAGGCGCTAGTTCAATCACTGTTGGTGGAACTAATCAAAACGCTAAAGGTACTGAAGGTTTCTTTGCTGCTCTTGAAGCACGTGGAAATGTATATCAAGGATTTGGATCTCAAGCAGCTGCAGGTGCAGGTGGTGGAGCATTAACAGATTTTGATGCAGTACTTAAGCAATTAGACAAGCAAGGAGCTATTGAAGAAAACATGCTTTTCTTAAATCGTGAACTTTCTTTAGAGATTGATGACATTCTTGCTATGCAAAATGGTGCATATCCAGGCGCAGCAGGTGTTGCTCATGGTACATCTTATGGTGTATTTAACAACAGTGCTGACATGGCATTAAATCTTGGATTTACAGGATATCGCAGAGGATCTTATGACTTTTACAAAACTGACTGGAAATATTTAAATGACTGGTCAACTCGTGGAGGTTTTGGTGATGTTGAAGGTGTATTAGTACCAGCAGGAACTTCTACAGTTTACGATCAGCAATTAGGTCAAAATATCAAGCGACCATTCTTACACATTCGTTATAGAGCTTCAGAAACTGAAAACAGAAAAAATAAATCTTGGATTACAGGATCTGTTGGAACTTCTAGCCCTACAACTGATATTGATGAAATGAGAGTTATCTACTTAAGTGAAAGATGTCTTATTACTCAAGCTGCAAATAACTTCGTGTTATTCAAAGCTTAATATTTTTTAACTATAGGATACGGGCTCTTCGGAGCCCAGTATTCTTATTTTATATTATTTTATTATGAAAACAAAAGTACAAAGCCCAGAAAAGAAATGGGAATTGAAAGATAGAGTATATGTATTAAAAGGAGATATGTCACCTATAACATATACAATACAAACTAGACACACCCCAAGAAAACCTTTGTTATATTGGGATGAAGAAAAAGGAATGAATAGAGAATTAAGATTAGCTTCTAATCAAAAATCTTTATTTGTTGATGAACAAGATGGTTATTCTACGTTACAGCATTTAATATTTCAAGATGGAATATTAAACGTACCTAGAACAGAACCTTTAATACAAAAGTTATTATCTATATATCATCCAAGAAAAATTTGGGACGAAATAGATGATCAAATAATAGCTGAAGATGAAATAGAAGATTTAGAATTTGAACTAGAAGCTTTAAATCTAGTAAGAAATTTAGATATATCACATTTAGAAGCTATAATGAGAACTGAATTAGGTTCTAGTGTCTCTACATTATCATCTAAAGAATTAAAAAGAGATGCATATCGTTTTGCTAGACATAGTCCAGCATTATTTATAGAACTTTCTGAAGATGAAGATATAACTTTAAGGAACTTAGCTAACAGAGCGGTTGAATCTGGTATTTTAGAATTAACAGAGGATAACACTGTGTTTAAGTTTCCTAATGGTAAAAAAGTAATGACAGTACCATTTGATCAACATCCTTACGGTGCATTAGCACAATACTTTAAAACAGACGAAGGAGTTGATTTAATGAAATCAATTACTAAAAAGCTTTCATAGCTTACCTGATGTAAGGTGAGAAATCAACCTTACATCAACAAATTAATATAAAAGTAAATAAATGGTAAATATAAACAATGTATACCAATCTGTTCTTGTTATAACAAACAAAGATAATCGTGGTTATATAACGCCTGAGGAATTTAACAGATTAGCTGAACAAGCTCAAAATGAAATATTCGCAAGTTATTTTGTGAGAGAAGCAGGTTATGAGTTAAACGCTTTTTTAACAAGTGATTTTTCTGATCCTAATACTTATTTAGCAGAAAAAATAAACGTGTTTTATAAAGACGGTACACTTACTCATTCTAATGGTGAATTTGCATATCCTGCTGATCTATATAGAGTAGGTGTAGTATCTGTAGACAACGTTGTAGCAGATAGAGCTTCACATGAAGAAGTTAAATACATTAATTTATCACCATTAACAGCACCAGTAAAAACACAGCCCGTGTATTCATTAACAAACACGGGTGTTGTTGTTTATCCTTCAACAGTAACATCTGGCGTAAAATTAGATTATTTAAGACAAACAATTAGACCTAAATGGGGTTATGTACTTAATGGTACAATACCTTACTATGATCCTACAGTATTTGATCCAGCTACTGACAGTTATGATGTAGTAGCTAAATCTTATAACTTTGATTTACATCCTTCAGAAGAAAACAATTTAGTTGTTAAAATACTTAACTATGCTGGAGTTGTTATAAAACAAGGAGATGTAACTGGATTTGCACAAGGTAAAGAACAACAAAACGCAGCAACTGAACAATAATGGCAATATCAAGAAGACCTTTAGATGTAGATAATTATTCCGCTTTAGATGGTGGTAATGGATTAGCAGTCCCTGGATATTACAGGAGAACAAACTTAAACGATATAATAAACAATTTTATTGTAGCATATATTGGTGATGGTAAAATTCTTACTCAGGTTCCTAGATATGAAGTAGCTTTCTTTGCTCAAAAAGCAGTACAAGAATTTAGTTATGATGTATTTCACTCTGAAAAAGCTTTAGAAATACAATTAAGTTCTTTAAGACAAATGTCTTTGCCCTCAGACTATGTTAATTACATAAGTATAAAATGGACAGATGCTAGTGGAGTACAAAGAACAATACTACCAAGTACAACAACACAAGCTAATCAAGGTGTTGCACAAGATGAAAACTATCATTACTTGTATGATAATGACGGTAATATAATATTTGCAGAAACATCTGAGACAATAGATAGGTATAAATCTAATAATCCAGAAGAAAATCAAGAGCTTGCAAGTACATATTACTATGGATATTTTGACGTACCAAACTACTTTGGCTACTTTGGAGGTCGTTATGGTTTAACACCTCAATATGCTAATATAAATGGTACATGTGTTATAGATTTAAACGCAGGTCAAATATATTTTCCATCAACAATACCTCAAGATACATATATAACATTAAGTTATATATCTGATGGTTTAGGTAACAATGGCGACTTTGAAAACGTACTAGTACCTAAAATGGCTGAAGAAGCCGTTATGTCAACAATTCTTTACAGCTTATGTAAAATAAGGCCATCAACTTCAGGTCTATTACCTTTGTATAAAAAAGAAGCAGCTGCTAAAACAAGAAATGCAAAAATTAGAATAGCTAATATGAAAGTAGATGAAATGACTCAGATATTTCGTAATAAAGCTAAATGGATTAAACACTAATAATTTTCTATGCCAGAAATTAAAAGAACATTCAATGTCGGTAAAATGAACCGAGATCTGGATGACAGAATAGTACCTGCCGGTGAATATCGAGAAGGTTTTAATATTAATATAGGGCAATCAGAAAGCTCAGACGTTGGTGCTGTTGAAAATTTATTAGGTAATGAATTAGTAGCACAAAGCGGACTTGTTAACGGTAAATGTATAGGTCAAGTTGCTGATACTGGTAATGAAAAAATATATTTTCTTGTTACAACAAATTCAATATACAATGAGACAAACAGTGGTCAACATGGTTTATTTGAATATGATCAAAAAACAAAACAACTTACGTCGTTAATTGTTTCAACACAATTAAATTTACATCAAAATTATCCTATAACAGGTATAAATATAGTTGATGACCTTTTGTTTTGGACTGATAATAGAAATTATCCTAGAAAAATAAATGTAGTAACAGCAAGAAATAATACATCTTATTATACAGCTGCTGGTGATATAGATAATTTAATATCTGTAGCTAAGTTTACGCCATATGAATCACCAACTATTGTTGCTGCAACTAGAGAAGCTAATATATCTTCTACGTTTATGGAAGATAAACTTATTAGATTTTCATATAGATGGCAATTTGAAGACAGTGAATATAGTGTATTAGCACCTTTTTCACCTATACTTTTTTCAAGATTAAATGAAACTGATACAATAAGTACTTCATTATCAAATTTTGGTGAAATAGAAACTTTTGTTAATGCAATAAATCAAGTACAATTACAAATACCTACACCAACTGGATATGGTATTACAAGTGTTGAATTAATATATAAAGAATCTGGTTCTGGCACATTATATGTTGTTGATGATCAAGAAGTTACAACCGAACCTTTTGTAAACTTTACATATTCTTCAACCGATCCATTTAGAACTTTACCGGGTGATCAACTTACTAGAGTTTATGATGCTGTACCTATTAAAGCTAAAGCACAAGAAGTTGCTGGCGGTAGATTAGTTTATGGAAATTTTTTACAAAATTTTGACATACCTAACATAGCTTTTAGTGTTGAAAGAACAGGTGAAACATCTGCTAGAAATAACACTTTAACAAATCAATCAGTTAAATCAAGAAGAACATATCAGGTTGGTATTGTATTAGCTGATAAATTCGGTAGACAATCACCAGTTATATTATCTAGTTCTGGTACTGATACTGTTTTTATAGATCCAAATACAGGAAATGCCACTTCAACAACTGCTTTTAACGCATTAAGAATAGTATTTGCAGACACAACACAAATACCAACATGGGCTTATTCATATAGAGTTGTTGTGAAACAACGCGAACAAGAGTACTATAATTGGATATCAACTATTGATGCTGCTAATACAGTTAATCGTTTTGGTGATAGTATAAATAAAATACCTAGAGATCAAACAGCTGCAATACCTCCTAGTACTTCAGCAACAATATCTCCATGTAATGTATCTGTTTATCCTAAATATTTAGCTGGTGGTAATATTTATACGTCTCCATATTCAGCTTTAACTTCAGTACAATCTATTTCAAATCCATCAGGTGATGCAACTGTTACAACTATTGATAATAGCGGTAACGCGGTATCTACTGGTTTATGTGTTTTTGAAACAGAACCTATTAGTTCTGAGTTAGATATATTTTTTGAAACATCTACAGGAGGTTTAGTATCTGAAATACCTGCAACAGCAATTGATATAGAATTTTTTAACTGTATATTGTTAACTTTTACAGCAGGTAATCATATAGAAATAAATAGAATTAAAGCAGGTTTAATCAACCGTTTTTTGATGTAGGCGTTAGAGCTTATGTAGTACAAGAAAATTTTACTCAAGAAAGAAGAAATAATACTCTTATACATTCTAGCGGACTTTTAAACTCTAGAACTGGTATTAACTACATAAATCAATTTAATGAATCTGAGGGTGGTCTAACAATTTCTCTTGATCCATTAAATGGTTCTGTACAGAAAATGTTTGTTGATGATACACAGATATTAATATTTCAAGAAGATAAAGTATCTAGATCACCTATTGATAAAAACTTTATATATTCAGCTGAAGGTGGAGCTGTGCCAGTTACAAGTAACACACAGTTTTTAGGAACAGTAGCTGCTTACGCTGGTGAGTTTGGTATATCAAACGATCCTCAATCTTTTGCGAGTTTTGGTTTTTCAAGATATTTTACCGATAAAAATAGAGGTACTGTATTAAGATTGTCTCAAAATGGTATAACTGAAATATCTCAAGTAGGTATGGGTGACTTTTTTAGAGATGCATTAAAACAATCTACATCTGTTATAGGATCTTATGATGAATATAGTCGTATGTATGAATTGACTATTATAGGTGAAGGCTTTGATAGTAATGAAGATACAAACGCAGCAACAGCATCAGATGGTTATTTAACAGTAACATTTGACGATAGATCAGGTGGATGGACAAGTTTTAGAGGTTACAAACAAGAAGGTGGTTTATCTTTAAATAATACATATTATACTTTTAATAGTGGTAATTTATGGCAACATCATAGTACTAATGTAACTAGAAATAATTTTTATAACTCTGGAACACAAGAGTCTTATGTTATACCTATATTTAATGATGCTCCATCGCTTGTAAAACAATATAACAGTTTAAGTTATGAAGGTGATACTGGCTGGGAGTTAGAGTATATAGAAACAGATCTAAGTGCTTCAGGAACATTACCCGTGTTAGCAACATCTTTTACAACAACACTACAGTTAAACGGCGCTGCACCTAATTCTGTGTTTAATGGAGCTAATACAACTCAAGCTAAGCAAGGTGATAATGTTCAATGGGCTATTTTTGTTTCACCATTAAATTCTCAATTTGCTTTTGATAATGTAAACAATGTAACATTAACAGCAGCTTCTGGAAGTAGTTTAAGTATAACAAACCCCGTTGGAACTGCTCCATTTGAATCTACAGATGGAAGATTAGTCTTTTTAGTTCAACATATTGTTGGAAATGCTAATAGTATACAAACTTTAAACATAGGAGGTACAGGCGCTGCTTTAGCATTTACTGTAGCTTTATTAACTGTAAACATTATAGATACTGTTTCAAACTCTTCAATAACTCCAGCTTCACGAGTATTTAATAATGCTGGAGGTAATCAAGTTGAATTTAGTACAGCAGTTGAAAGTAATTATTATATAGATCCAGCTAACGTAACTGTTAGTATACTTGGGATGCCAGCTTCTACTAATCCTGGAACTTTAACAAACGTAAGAAGTGGATCTGGAAGTTGTAGTGCATGTTTAGATAATTTAACTTACACTTTACCAATAACAGTTCCTTCAACAGCAACAGCTGGAACAATAACAGTAAATGGATCAGCAACATTAAAATATACTTTACAATTAAATCAAGGTAATGTAACTGCGCCAACTGGTGGAACTGTCAATTACAGCACACCTGTTCAATCAAGTGGATCAACAACAGCTATAGGTACAGCTTTTTATAATTCTCCATTTGATTTAGCAAGTACTAGAACCGTTGTTATAACATATACATGTGCAACAACTGAAATACTTGTTGATAATAGTTATGTTTTATCTGGTTTTCCAACTGGTACTACACCAACTCCTGTTTTAGGCAACGAACTTGGTCAACTAGCAATAACTCAAGTTATACCTGTGCTTACTCAAGATACAGTTGTAACTCCAGTTGTAGATTCAACAGTAGGAGCAGCTACAGCAACATTAGGTAGTACTTCTACAATAAATTTACCTCAAGCTGGTGGTTTACAAAATATAGCTAGTACTTGGAATGTTAATGGATCTGCTTCACCAGGTTCTCCAACCGCCTCTTGGTTATCTTTAGATTCTGCTGCTTCTGGCGTAACTATATCGTTATCTCCAGGAGTTTCTTTTACAGTTTCTGCTCCAGCTAATAATACCGGAGCTCAAAGAACTACTACTATTGAAATTACAAAAGCAAATAATAGAGTAACAGGTTCAGCGGTAGCACCACAAACAATAAATGTAATTCAACCAGGATAATATGGCAACAATAGTAACATTTCCTTTTCAAGAAAAAGAAGGCAAGTATTTTGCACCGATAAGTTCATCAGAACCAAACTACATTGTTGTCAATGGTACTTTAACACAGACAGACAATAAAATAATAAGTGGAATTAAAGGTGCATTTGCTTTAGTTAAATTAACATTACCAACAGCAAACGCTTCAACAGAAAAAGAGTTGTTTGCTTTAAACGCGGAAGCGGTAAATTCATCAAATTAAATTATATGCAATTACAAGTAAGAAAATTACAAGAATCCGATTGGGATTTAATACCAAAGTGGTGGGAAGCTTATAAAGCCGAAGGCTTCCCTCGTGATATGTTACCTGGTTCTTTTAAAGTAGGTGACGAACAAGAAGAAAAAAGACAAGGCTTAGGTGGCTTTATGGTTTGCAAAGGAGATGATCCTATTGCAGCCATGTGGCTATGGATGACAAACAGTAAGACTGCGATTCCAGCTGTAGTAGTTAGTGATAAATCTTATCAAGACACAGACAGAAGTGATGCATTGCAACTCTTAGTAGATTTTACAACTGATTTTGCTGAAGACATGGGTTATAAATACGCATTTGCTTGGGCAAAAGAAGGTATGTTATTAGATAAATATAAACAAGCGGAGTATTATTGCGATGAAACTCCGTCTTACGAATTAATAATGAAATACTAAATGGGAGCAGTAGCAAAAGGCGTAGCCTCACTTTTTGGAGGCAGGAAAAGACGTCAAACAGAGAAAGATACAAAAAGAGGTTTTGAAGCAGCAGAAAGAAATGTTGAAGGCTTTAATTTTGAAAATAAAATGGCGGGGTTGTCCGGTAGAACATACACACCCACACCATTTGATGCTTTTAAAAATAATGCTACAGTAGGCACAATGGGTGCTCGTACAGATGTAGGACAAGTTGATATTGGTTCAGCAACTGGATATTCAGATAAAGTTCAAGGATACAGAGATCAATTACAAGACTTTACAGCTAAGGGAACTAGCGTACAGGGATTAGCTAGAGGTGCAGATACAGGTCTAACCAACATGTATAACAACCTGCAGGTTTCTACAGCTGGTTCAGAATTAGCAGCACAAGAAGCAGATCAATCTTTAGCAGCTTCACAAGATCTTGCTGCACAAGCAGGCACAGGTGCTGGTGGTGCTACAGCATTAGCAGCAGCCGCTGCAAAGTCTAAAGCAGGTATATCAGC